TATTTAAAGATGCAAGGACACATAGCACCAAGACTTCATCATGGAATGTTAAACGGAGGCAAAAAACACTCATGCCCAGAATGTGGCTCAACTGATTTGGGCGTACATAGAAAGAGAGTGAGTGTAACCGGTTACCAAAAGTTCCAAATGAAATGCAATATGTGTAATAAATTCCATACAGTTTCAGGCAACAATTTAAAATACTATTAATATGTGGATAGAAGTTTTTGAACTAACGGCAGAACAAGAAGAGCAAGATTGGTACGATTTAGCAGAGTGCAACATCGTTTCAAGATTCTTTCTTACAATGGATTCATTCTCAAAGTACACCGATGTGAACGGCTATGAATATGTATCGTTTTACTCTGGGGGGTGTGAATGGATTAGCATTTTAAAATTGGACGAGTTTTTGGAGCTCTATATAAATAAAAAACCATGAAGCCAAGACAAAGAACCGACCACGATTTATTGAGTAGACAAGAAGAGGCGAAACGAATAATCAAACGCCCTCAGTTTACTTCAAACTTTACCGCAGACAATAGACTATTCTATTTATACTTAGACATAATTAAACAAAAATAACATGGCAGGACATCCAAGAAACATAGAAACACCCGAAAAGATGTGGGAACTATTTATCTCATATCAAAAACAAACCAAGGCAAACCCAAGATATAAGACTCAATTTGTAGGCAGAGAAGGAGACATGGTTAAAGAACCCTTAGAGAGACCTTTAACAATGGAAGGATTTAAGAACTACTGTTATGATATTGTGGGAGTTATAGAACAATACTTTAAGAATCAAGATGGTTTTTATACAGAATACATTCCAATCTGCATTCGTGTGCGTGAAGCTATTCGCCAAGACCAAATCGAGGGTGGCATGGTAGGTCAATACAACCCAAGCATCACACAAAGGCTTAACGGATTGGTTGAAAGACAAGAGACAACTATCAAAGAACAACCCTTATTCCCTGACGAACCTGCAAAAGATTAAACAAAAAGTGTCTTAATTAATTGATACTCATTAAACGAGTGCCAACCATCTACGGGGTGGAGACAAATAAAAGTTAAACAAAATGTTCAAACGGACTACTGCAATCAATAAACTTCTAAAACTAACCAAACGCAAACGGGTAGTTCAAGGGGGAACGAGTGCGGGAAAAACCTTTGGCATACTTCCGATACTAATTGACTATGCAACCAAGAACGCCAAGAGCGAGATAAGTGTAGTAAGTGAAACAATTCCCCATTTGAGAAGGGGTGCAATCAAAGACTTTCTTAAGATAATGGATTGGACGGGGCGTTATATCGATACTAATTGGAATCGAACTTTACTAACTTACACATTTGCTAACGGTTCTTTTATTGAGTTCTTTAGTGCAGACCAAGAAGCCAAACTTAGAGGTGCAAGAAGAAACATTCTTTATGTGAACGAGGCGAACAACTTATCCTTTGAAGCTTACCACCAACTTTCAATAAGAACCTCACATCACATATGGTTGGACTTTAACCCGACCGCTGAGTTTTGGGTACACACCGAAGTATTAAAAGAAGAGGACTCAGAGTTAATTATTCTTAATTATAAAGACAATGAGACTTTAAGTGAGTCTATTATTAAGGACATTGAATCAGCAAAGGAGAAAGCCAAGACATCAGCATATTGGGAGAATTGGTATAAGGTTTACGGACTCGGAGAACTTGGAGCGGTGCAAGGGACTATCTTCAGCAACTGGTCCACAATAGACACCATCCCGAATGATGCAAGACTTTTAGGCATAGGATTAGACTTTGGCTATTCAGTCGATCCAACGGCTTGTATTGGAATATATAAATACAATGACAGTTACATCCTGCATGAGTTGATATATCAAAAGGAACTATCTAATAAAAACATATTCGACCTGATACGCAATGAGCCGACAATGGTCATTTGTGACTCAGCAGAACCGAAGTCAATAGCAGAACTACAAAGCTACGGTCTTAAATGTATGGGTGCATTGAAAGGCAAGGATTCAATCTTGCACGGCATTCAATTGATACAACAACAAAGCTTACTAATAACAAAACACTCAACTAATCTAATCAAAGAAATGAGAGGATATGTTTGGGCAACCGATAGGGACAACAAACCAACAGGCAACCCCGTTGAAATAAACAACCACTTAATGGATGCGATGCGATACGGCTTTACTCACATAATACAACAACCTGGCTTAGGAACATACCGAATACGATGAACATAAAACAATACCAAGGAATCTACAACGCTATTAAGTTAGGCGGAGACGATGAAATAAGAACGGCATACAATGTGATGTCCGTTCTAACGGGCAAGTCAATTGGCGAATACCGTAAAATGAAATGGCTTGACTTTGTAAAAGAGCAAGAGAGTTTAGAGATTCCCGACATCACTTCTTTTCCTGATGCTTGGGTAACTTCATTTGAGGTTAAGGGTGAAACTTTCTTTGTCAATCAATATATAACCGATTGGAACACCGAACAGTTTATCTCTATGTCAAGTTTAACCAAAGAGAAAGAAGCCATCGTAGACAACCTACATTTAATCTTAGCAACCTTATGTTATAAAGACAAAGACGAAGATGTTCAAATGACTGAGTTTAATCGAAGGGCTGAATTATTCAGGGAGCATTTAGATGTTGACACGGCTTATCCGATAGGGTTTTTTTTTGCACTTCTTTTAGTGAAATTGTCGGAGACTATCCCGTCTTATTCAACAAAGAAAAGGAAACGGAAGACGAAGAGCAAGAGTCGGATTGGTTCTCTGCTAAGTGGTCTTGGTATGCGACAATTGATAAACTATTTGCGAAAGAAGATAGGTCAAAGTTTCCGTTCTATTTCAAAATGAACGCTTATGACTTCTTGAATCATTTATGTTACTTGAAAGATAAAACCGATAACCAACCAAAGAAATGAAACTAAGCGATGAAATATTAGACAAGTGTGCCGATGTCCTTTTAGAATGGGGCAATAAGAACGCCGAGCAAATGAGAGTCTTCTTAAGGCAGAGACTTAAACAAAAACAAACTGAATCTAACTTAGCGCAGAGCATTCAAACCAAAGGGGCAATGGTCAAAGGCGATGTTGTGACAATGACAATCGACCTAAACGATTACTGGATGTTTGTAGATTTGGGAGTCAAGGGTTTAAAGAATCGGTCAGCCTCAGGAGTGCCGACTAAGACCTACACAAATAAAGACTTTCCTCAAGGTTTTGCATTTAAGAATACTGCAACCCCACCTCAAATGATTAGTAACTTACAAGACTACATCGCAAGGAAAGGAATACCCGTAAGGACAAGCAAGAGTCAAAGTGGAGCTGAGGTAATTCAAAATAGTTTTACAATGGCTCAATCCATGGCAGATGCTATCAAGATGAAAGGTATAGACGGCACTCAGTTCTATTCAGATACATTTAACGATGAATCATACCGAGAGTTAACCGAACAACTTTCAAAGGTAATCGGTCAAGAAGTAGAGTTTAGATTAATAACCGAATTTAAGAAGTAAGGTATTTTTAAACTTAATTAATATTATATAAGTAATGGCAGTTACATTCATTCAACAACCTGACCTTTTCGTTAGTGGGTTCGATCCAATTATCTATTTGGCTTCGAGCAGTCAAACAACTCAAACTAACTTTAGATATCGCATTCAGATATTAGATGCTTCGGCTAATGTCATCACTGAGTTAAGAAAACCTGCTTACTACGCTGATGGAACGGTTGACTTAGATGCACATAGAATCATAGAGAACTATTTGTCTTACGATATGGCTAATCTAATCGCAGGTTCGGTAGGTTTTAAAACTGGAGTCAATGTGTTTAAAAAGTTTAAGATTAACATTCGCGAGGAATACGGAGCAGTCATAAGTGGTTATGCAAGCGCAGAGAGTACTTACATCTACGCTATTAATTCAGCTCAAACTTACCTTAATCAAATCAATAGTCCTGTTGATGACTTGGTCTATAAAGGCATCCCCACAACCTTTGGAACTTTCTTGACTAACCAACCCTCAACCATAGACATAAGAGTCGGGGATAGTTATGAATTAGGATTCTTAAACTATGCGACAAACGGAACTGACCACATGAGAGTGAAAACCTACGATGAAGCAGGAACGCTACTTAAGAATAGCACATTTGCTAATCCTTGGGTGGTTGACACAACGGACAAAGAACACTTTTTATCCGTGTTAGTTGGCGCAGGGAACTTAAACTCATGGACTGTGACAAGTGGTTCGGCTCAACCTTTAATTGCTGATTCAGTTGCTAAATACGAAATCATGTTTGAGAATAGTTCAAATACTTTAGTTTCAAATACCCTTACTTTTAGAATAGATAGGGAATGCACCCGAGACGGAAACTACAATCGTTTATTTTGGCTCAATCCACTTGGTCGAATAGATGCGTTTAACTTTACTCAAATAGCGGATGACAACATAAGTGTACAATCTTCTAATTACAATCGACTACAAGGAACGAGGACAAGCTCAAGCATAACCTATAACACTTACTCACACGAAAGAAGCAACTTTTTTAATTCAAGTAAACAAAGATATACCTTAAACTCTGGCTACATAAATACTGAAACAAGTCTTTGGCTTAAGGAGTTAGTTCAAAGTCCTTTGATTTTTATGATTATCGGAGGGCAATTTGTAGCGGTCAACATCTTGACTACCGAATACCAGGCGAAGTCTACTATTAAAGAAAAGTTATTGAACGTAACTATGGAAATTGAATTAAGTGCGGATACTAAAAGACAAAGACTATAATGAGAAATGAACTCGTAATAGGTGGATATAGTATTGACACCATTGAGGACTTAGACATCAACATCACTAAGGAGGTTTATAACATAGACGATCCATCCAAGAGACAATCTGACTTTAGCAAGTCGGTTGACATACCTGGAAGCAAGGCGAATGATTTTGTTTTCAAATCTTTGTTTGATGTTTCCTTTTCAATCCGTAACTCAGACCAACTCAACCCCGACTTCAACCCAAGCAAGAAGGCAACTTGTATTTACTATCAAGACACTCTGCAACAAATAAGCGGGTATTGTCAGCTCAACGAGATTAAGATATTAAACAATGACCAAGTAACTTATTCGATAACTATCTACGGAAAGAACATAGACATCTTTAGTAAGCTAACAGACAAGACTTTAAATGACCTTACAACTTTAGGAACTGCGACTTGGAACGATACCGAGATAGTTAATAGTTGGACTGCGACATTTAATCCTACAATCAAACTGACCTATCCGATGTTAGATAGGGGACTAAGTAAGTATGGGGCGAATGGCGATGCAGGGGCAAACCTAAGTTACAACTACAATGCCTTTAAACCTTTCATTTATCTTAAGCATATTGTAAACTCAATATTTGCAGAGGCAGGAGTGAGCTTAGAGGTTTCGACTTTCTTTGAAACCGACCAATTTAAAAAGCTAATCCTTGAGTGCGATGTAACAAAGTTTCAGCAAAACCAAGCAAGTATAGATAATAGTTTAGTAAATGCAACAAGGTCAACAAATCAAACCTTATCAATTGTATCAACTGCAAATAGGGGGAACTTAAGTTTACTCTATGCAAATGCGTTTCAATATAACATAACCTCAACCGATCCCTTAGGTCAGTACAATGCAACTACAGGAACATTCACTAAACTTGTAAACGGATATACTAACTTTGAGGTTTCTGGAACTTTAGAAGTTACCAATACCGCCTTTGGAGATTTATATTTATACGCAATTAAAAAAAGCGGGGCTACTTATAATATAATTGGACAAGATATGCTTTCTATTTTTTCTGCATCGCCTCAGAACTATGCTTTTAAAATTGATGTTGATTCGGCTGAACTATTGGCAGGGGATGAAGTTCGTTTTTGTATAGGAAACTTTTTTTATTTTGGGAACATTGACAATAGTTACATTACAAATTTAAGACTATTAAGCTCAACTAACGCATACAAACAATATCAAGACGGGCAAATAGAATATAATCAAACATTTGCAATTGCCGATATACTTGCACCCATAAAACAAACGGACTTCTTAATGGCAATCTTTAAGATGTTTAATCTTTACATGAGTCCGATATACGAAACGGGTGTAGTTATAGAGCCAAGGGATACTTACTTTACAAATGATATTGTTGATTGGACTGACCTTTTAGATACTTCTAAGGACTTTACTATAAAGCCTCAGGGGTTACTTGAGAATAAAGAGTTAGTCTTTACCTATGCGGACAATGGCGATGACAATAATAGAGACTTTAAACAGTCAACTTCTTTTAACTTTGGATATAGGGATTTAATATTTGACAATGAGTTCGTAAAAGAAACTAAAAAAGTAGAGATACCTTTTTGTTTAATTCCTTTAGAAAAGGATGATGACGATAATGTTATGATGATAACCAAATTTGATGGTATGTCTATGGAGAAAAGTCCTAAACCAATCATTGCATATTTTGGTGGAATGAAGTCAGGGCGTTTAAGATATTGGAACTTTAACAATACAACTGCAACCGATTATACAACTTATCCTTTCGCTGGACACATTGATGACTTAACCGCTCCTAACTATGACCTTGCTTTTGATGTTCAAGACTTCTACTATTATCTAACGCCTAATTCAAATGGAGTTACCACAACGGACAATAACCTTTACAACCAATTTCATAAGTCACAATGGGAGCAAATAGGCAACAAGGATTCAAAACTTATTGAAGCTTACTTTAAACTAAGACCAAATGACATAGCTAACTTAGATTTTAGAAAGACTTATTGGATTAAAGATAATGCTTATCGTTTATTAACAGTTCAAGATTACAACCCTAACGGAGACTCAACAACTCTTTGTAAACTTTTAAAGTTTGCCTATCAATCCGTATTCACTCCTACGATTACAACGGCAAACGGGGGCAATGGACAAGGAGAAAAAGACGGTGGATATAACACAACAAGCGGAGTAATAAAGAAAGGCATCCTTGCAACGGGTGGCAATGTGATAAACGATAATACTGTCGGCATTGTTGTAACGGGCAAAGGGAATAACTTAGGGGGCGATAACTCAAATGTAATGATTGCAGGGGATAACAACATTATCTTACCAGGCATTACCGATGTGATGTTAATTAATACAAGCAATTTAACCATTGCAGAGAGTCATGTCACTTACATTGATGGTATTCAATATTCGGCAGTTAAAAAGTACGGAGCGTTTCACGATGAAACCATTCAAAGTGTCGCAGCCATAAACACAAATTATGAAATCACTTTAACGAATACCGATTTAAGTAACGGAGTTTCTTTAGGTGCGCCAAGTTCAAGAATCGTATTTGACAATTCAGGGATATATACTATTACTTTTAGCATTCAACTTATCAATGAATCAGCGCAAATACAAGATGCAAATATTTTTTTAAGAAAAAACGGCACTGATTTGACTCAATCAAATAGTCATCTTTCAATGCTGGAAAAACATGGAAGCAAAAATGGTGGGGCTATTGTAACGGTTAATTTCTTATTGTCAATGAGTGCAAATGATTATATCGAATTAGTTTGGAACACAACTTCAACCAATGTTAAAATTGAAACTATTCCTTTAATCGTAACTCCAAGTACTCCTGCAACCCCATCCGTAATAATCACAATACAACAAATTTAAAATGGCAAAAACTAAAATAGAAGTAGACCTGGTCATCAAAGGTGGCGAATCGGTTCAACAAGTCGAAAACAAAACCAAGAGTTTAAAGGCTCAGCTAAAAGAGATGAAGACTTTATTGGCTTCAGGAACTTTAGATAGCAATTCTTTTAATAAATTAGCTGCTGAAGCGGGAGCATTAGAAGACCAAATCGGGGATGTAAGCCAAAGGGTTAAAAACTTAGCTTCAGACTCTCAGAAGTTAGATGCTTTAATGTCAGCGGCTCAAGGTCTTGTCGGTGGGTTTGCTGCCGTTCAAGGTGTAACCGCTTTACTTGGGGATGAAAATGAAGACTTGCAGAAAACAATGGTCAAGCTTCAAGGAGCAATGTCAGCACTTGCAGGAATCCAAGCGGTTGCTAACACATTAAACAAAGAGAGTGCATTAAGTACTAACTTATTAGGTGGAGCGTGGACTAAAATGAACAATGTAATGAAAGCCTCTGTTTTAGGTGGCATTGCAATATTAGTAACTGCTTTGATTTATGGATTAGAAAAACTGACTAAGGTAACAAGTGGGGTAAGTGAAGAGGAAGAGAAGTATAACAAAGTAATGAAAGAAGGCATTGGAGAAATGGCTGAGGTAACTAAAAGTATTTCCCTAATGTCTACCAGTTTTGATCTTGCAAAGAAAGGTGTAATTAGTAAAAAGGAAGCCTTGTATGAATACAATAAGAACTTTGGGGAAACTCTTGGAGTTGCCCGTAATGTAAACGAAGCAGAAAAAATATTTAGGGAAAAAACTGAAGCGTTCATTAAGTCAAGTTTATTAAGAGCCGAAGCAACTGCCCTCTTAAATGAAGCAAGTAAAAAAGGTGTTGAAGGGGTAACGGCATCTATGGAAGACAATATTTCATTTGGGCAAAAAACACTAAATGTTATAGGTGGTTTAAGGAACGGTTTTATATCTTTCCAAGCCGACCAAAGTATTGCTCAAGCCGACGGAACTTTAGAAAGGCAGAAAATATTAAAAGAAGAGGCAAAAACTTTCACTGAAATTGCTAATCAAAAAATTGAAGAAGCAAGAAAAATTGAAAATGAAAATAAAATAATTAGCAAAGAACAACAAGATAGGGTTAAAGATGAAAAGAAAGGTAATGAAGATGCAAAGGCAAAATCGGAACAAGCATTACAAGAAAGAATTAAGAGAGACCAACAAGCTTTAAAGGATAGGGAACAACTTGCAAAAACCGAAAAGGAAAATATTGATTCATTATCAGAATTAGATAAAGAAGCAAGTGACAAAGAAGAACAAAGGAAAAGGGAAGATACCGCTTTTAATTTAGCTTGGGACATTGAACAGTATAAATATAATAAAGACCAAAAAAAGAAATTAGATGCGCAAGAATTAAAGGACAAGCAAGACATCGAAAACGCTAAAATGTCAATCGTAAATGATTCTTATTTAGCATTAAATGCTTTAGGCGAATTGGCATTAGGTCAACAATTTAAAAATACCAATGCAGGAAAAGCCTTAGCACTTGCACAAATAGCAACGGACACGGCATTAGGATTTATCCAAGGTTTGAGAATTGCTCAACAATCTGCAATCGGTTTGTCTGGTCCTGCGGCTGCATTGACTATGCCCGTGTTTTATGCTTCTCAGGTTGCTGCGGTATTAGGTGCAGCGAGTAAAGCAAAAAGTTTGTTAGGTGGCGGAGGCTCAACATCTGCCCCGAGTGGTTCGGGTGGTGGTGGTGGTTCGGTTTCAAGTCAACCGCCAAGAATGGACAAGTTTGAAAGCAATCGCCCTGCTATGAATCCGAATCAAAGAGTCTATGTTTTAGAAAAAGACATAACCGATTCTCAAGGCAGAGTGGCTAAGATTAGACATAACGCAACATTGATTTAAGTCTATATTGTATATTATCAACTTATAAATATTATATAAACAATGAAGCTACCCTTGTATGTTTTGGACATTGATGAAAGTTTGGAGGATGAAACTTCAGTATTCGCAGTTGGTTTAGTTTTACAACCCGCAATTGAACGGAATTGGCACACATTTTCAGCTGAAGAACCTAAGATTGAACACAAATTTACTGTAATAGATGAGGAGAAAAGGATACTTGGTGGCTTTTTAATGGTCGCTGAACAACCTATTTACCGCAGAGACGAGGATGGTACTGAGTATTATGTCAAATTTACCGCAGAAAGCATCGCAAGAATCGTCAATAAGTTGGCTAAAAGTGGCAAACCACTATCATTTAACCTAAACCATGATGACAATCAACCCGTAAAAGGTGCTTATTTGTTATCTCATTTTATTATAGATAGCACTTTAGGGATGAAAACGCCCGAAGGTTTTACTCCTGCTCCCGATGGTTCTTGGTTTGGCTATGTAAAAATAGACGATGAGAGTGTATGGGACATGGCAAAGAACGGAGACATAAGAGGTTTTAGCGTTGAGGGTTACTTTAACGATATAAAAGTAGACGAAGCCGAGCAAACTGAATACGAAGAATTAAAAAATAAAATAATATCGAATATGGAATTTAATAAATTAAAAAAGGTCTTGGGAGAAGACCTAACTAACCAACTTAAAAAAGTTTTTAGCGAAGAAACTCCTGCTCCTGCGATTGAGTTCGTAGAGACAAGCTTACTTGACGGAAGCGCAATTGTAAAAGGTACTATCGCAGTAGGCGAAAGTGTTACTTTGGTAATGCCTGACGGTTCTGAAGTTCCTGCTCCAGACGGAGAACACACTTTAGAAGGTAATGTTGTTATCACTGTAATGGGTGGCGTTATCGAAGAGGTTGCAACCGCTGAAGAAGAAAGCCCTTTAATTGACGAAGCATTAATGTCTAAGGTAAACGAAGCATTGGAAGCTCAGGCAAATGATTTCAACAATCAAATTGCTGAGATTCATTCTAAGTACGCTTCAGAAATTGAAGCATTAAACGCAAAGGCAACCGCTTTATTTAGCGCAGTTGGAATCCTTGCTAAGACCGAAGAAGTTGAAGAAGTTAGCAAAGATGCAAAGAGAAAATCAGCATCAGTAAGCGCAACTCAATTCTCAAGATTAACTGAAATATTAAACAAAATAAAATAAATAAAATAAGATGAAACTTAAAAAATTCGCCTACGATACTACTGGTCTTCCAGCAGTCGTAAATGACCAATCACTTGAATTGTTGATCCGTTCTTTCTACGAAGGAAAGACAGGAGCAACTTTCGCTAAGCAAACAGGTATCAAAAGTACTGCTGATTTGCATTACATCACAACAGAATTGTTCTACCAAGCAGATACCGCTTGTGCGTTTAACGCTTCAGGTAAGACTGGCTTCAGTAAGAGAACCATCACAGTTGGTAAAATCAAAGTTCAGCAAGAGTTCTGCGCTAAAGAATTAGAAGGATTTTGGACTGAAAGAGCATTACGCCCAGGCACCATGTATGACTATATTGCATTCGAAGCTGACTTCACTAACTTCCTTGTAGGTTTATTGACTGAAGCAAAAGAAACTGCATTATGGCAGTCTGCAATCGGTGGTTCAGGTGGTTCTAACTTAACTCAATTTGATGGTTTCAACAAAATCATCCTTGACGCTTCTGCAACTACAATTAACGGTAACCCAACAGGTATCACTACAGGTACAGGAATCACTTCAGCTAACGTAATAGGAATATTCGACGGTATGTGGGCGGTTCTTCCAGCGAAGTTGAAAGGCAAAGCAGACTTACAATTCTTTGTAGGTGGCGACACTTTTGACAAATTGATTTTAGCTTTGAAATCTGCTAACCTTTTCTACTATGATGGTGTAAACGGAAGTGCTTATCAATCTCAAGAGTTAATACTTCCAGGAACTGGAATCAAAGTTGTAGCTTACTATGGTTTAGATGGAACTAACAGAATCCACTTAGGTAGAACTTCAAACTTTGTAATCGGAACTGACCTTGAATCTGACGAAGATATGTTCAACATCCGTGAGAATCCAATCAGTTTGACAATGATGCTTGATATCCACTTCAAAGTTGGAACTCAAGTGAAATTCCCGAACGAAATCGTAACATTTAAATTAGTATAATCATGGCTTGTTTACTATCAACTGGATTTACCCTTGACTGTCGTGATAGTATCGGGGGTGTGGATGAAGTTTACATCGGTGAGTTAGAGTATTTGAATACTGCTACTTTCGCAAGTTCAGCGGGTGCGGTTACTGTAATGGCAATGACGGGTGGAAAGAAGTTCTATAAATATGAACTTAGAAGAAACACCGCAGAAGCTAAAGCGGACAACGCAGGTGAAGTGACTTCAGGTAGCGGTTACATTATGCAGTCAGTTGAATTTTCTTTAGATAAATTCGATGTTGCTAAACGTAACGAAATTAGAGTACTTGCTCAAAAACCTTTAATGTTTATCGTTAAAGATAAAAACGGTTTGTTTAGTTTATACGGTTCTGAGAATGGTCTTGACCTTTCTACGGGAACGGCAGGAACTGGCAAAGCAGCGAGTGACCTAAACGGATTTGTTTTGACATTTACAGGCGAAGAGAAGACTTACCCATTGGGCGTGTCTCAAGCAATTGTAACTTCATTAATCTAAGAAATAATAATTAAATTAAAGGGAGGCTTTAGGGCTTCCCTTTTTTTTTGTACTTACTTTACTTTTTAATATAATGTAAGTAATGGTTAGACTTGTTTTAGGTTCGAATGTGGTTG